ACATCCCTCGACAATTGCGGGGTATAACTCTGCGACCGTGGCAACAACACATCGTCGACGACGCTGATGTATTTGACACTCGAACCATCAATGTTGTGTACGACCCAGTCGGCAACAATGGCAAGAGTATCTTGTGCCAGTGGATTGATGTATACAAGATAGGCAATATGATACCCCCTATCAATGACTACAAGGATTTGATGCGATTGGTGATGGATATGCCAAAGAAACCATTATATACTATTGATATGCCAAGGGCTATGAAGAAGGACAAAATCGGACAGATTTACAGTGCTATCGAGACGGTTAAGAGCGGTTATGCCTATGATGACCGCTATACCTTTCGGAAGCAACACTTCGATTGTCCTAATATCTGGGTATTCACCAATACATTACCAGATGAGGATTTACTTTCTGCTGATAGATGGAAGATTTGGCACATTGAGCAAAACTATTTAAAGGAATACAATCATAATCAAAAGTTCATTTTATAAAATGCCAGTTAAGCGAACATCAAAAAGAACATATCGTAAGAAAAGGGGTTACAAGAAAACTTCTAAGAATCTTGTGCGTACTATCGCTAAAGTTCTCAAGGGTAAGGCTGAGACTAAGTTTATTGGTACTCAGGCGTTGGAGGAAAGCGTAAGTTCAGCGGTTCAAGCAGTCATTCACACCGATATATCACAGATTGCCGGTGGTAGTGGGAACACTGAACGAGTTGGGGATAAGATTTCACCATATGGCGTCTGGTTATCATATATTCTTCATAACAATTCTGCTATTCCTATTTATGTCAGGGTCATTATGGTCGAGGCGAATGATGGTGCGTTTACCACTATCGGTTCGAATTGGCTAATGGACCAAGCAGGTGATCCACAGGCTCTAACTGCTGAAAGGTTATCTGATATCAACTTTACGCTGAATAAGCATGAGTTTAAGGTATTGTATGACAAGGTTCATAGGATTGCAGGTTTAGGTGATGGTACAGGTATTGAGACCATTATGCGAAAGCGTTTGGTTAAGTTAAGAGGTAATAGGACATTTCAGGATGCTTCCTCGGCAGATTCAAAGAATCGTAATGTGAGACTTCTCACTATTGCTCGAGGTGCTGACAATGATACTACTGCTAATGTGGTGGAAATGACCTTCTCTACCAAGTATTATTACAAGGATTATTAAATTCTTTATGTTACATCGTGAGAGGGGACAGCCTCAACTCGGTTGAGGCGACCAGTCCCCGACCCCCGATAGGGCAACCGAGAGAGCCGTCGCGAAGCCGACGCGATTCGAGGGTAAGTAAGTGTCTCACGAGCAAGGAGGGCGAAGCACCGACGCGTAAGTGGACGCTTACGTGCCCGATACATTCACCATTATATTAACATATATTATAATAGTGCCAATAGTGCCAATAGGTTAAAAGAGTAACAGTACAGCATCCAGTATTACGCGCAAGCGCCATAGGATGCTGGGAGTGCGAGGGATTCGACGAAGGAGAGGGGACCCAGAGCACGATAACCAGACAACCATGCATGTTCTTTTTTGGTATAAAAGGATATCTCGACATCATAAATATTCATTTCATTATATGTCAGGAACAACTCAAAGCAATGCTGTTTATGTTTGGGACATCACGATATCAAAGGACAACGGGAAGGACAAGGACGAACTGGTGGAGTTATGTCGTATGTACTGTAAGAAGTGGACATTCCAACTCGAACGAGGGGAAACCACTGGATTTCAACATTATCAATGTCGCTTTAATCTGAAGGAGAAGAAGCGTTTGACCGCCATCAAGAAGATATTCGGTGAAGGTCATTATTCTCCAACAACAACAGAATGCGCTAACAAGGAGGCATTTTACTGTATGAAGGATGAGACGCGAATTGCTGGACCGTGGCGCGATGAGACGGACATCGAATACATCCCTCGACAATTGCGGGGTATAACTCTGCGACCGTGGCAACAACACATCGTCGACGACGCTGATGTATTTGACACTCGAACCATCAATGTTGTGTACGACCCAGTCGGCAACAATGG